CCTTTAAAATGGTTTATACTCTTTCATTGTTTTTAAATTTTCAACTCTAATATATTTTTCACCATTTCTAACAAAAATATAATCAAAAATTACTTTTACTGTTTCTATACTTGTAACATAATGACAAGGATTTATATCATTATATTCGTATGAAACTATTTTATATGAAAACATATTTGAATTAAAACTACCATAATAACGACTTCTAATTGTATTAGTATTCCATTTTTCTTTTGCTTCATTAATTAAATCACTTTCAGAATAATCAATAAACGAATAAAAATCTTCAAATTTTGTAGTTTTTGAAATTTCATTGTCACAACTCCAACAATCACAAGTTATATAATTATTAAATAAATCAACATATCTTCCATCATTTAAAGGACCAGCATCAATGCCAGCTTGTATTTCAGAAAAAAATGTAGAATTAGTTTCTTCTATTGATTTTTTTATAACATTTCTTACTGCATAACGCTTTAATAAAGAAACACCAGCATCATTTTTATAACAAAATTCATCATAGCAACATTCTGTTAGCTTTTTATTATTACAGAATTCAATTCCATATCTATAAGCCAATATAGAACCACAAGTTACATTTGATTCATAATATTTTCTATATATATATACTTTACACAATCCATTATATTTAATATTAAAATTAACTTGTAGATTCATTATATTTTACCTTCAATTATTTTCCACATCATACCAATAAATCCTAATCCAATAGTACTAATAACTGTCCAAAATATTTTTTGATGCATATCCAATCTTTTAGATAAATGTTCTATTTCTTTATTAGTGACATTTAATGTGTTACAAGGTTCTTGATGAATATCTGAAGAAAAATTATTAATTTTTGAATTTATTTTGGATATTGTTTTTTCAACTTCTGAATACAATAAATTAATTTTATCTTCTATATTATCTATTCTATAATGTATTCTTTTTATTGAAGAATCATGATTCTCTCTAATACTTGATAACTTTTCTAATATTAATTCTTGGTTAGTTATTGAGTTTGCTATTTTTTCTAGTTCTTTTGAAGTTTTTTCAAGAGATTTTGATATATTTTCAATAGTGTTTTTTATCAAAATTAATTCCATTGAATGTTCATTAACTTTTTGTTCTAAATCATTCATTTTTTACCTTTCAAAATTAAAGTAACTTTTTCTAAAGTTCTTGAACCAAAATAAAAAACAAATACAGTAAGTAATAAGTTTTGCAATAAATTGAGTGTTTGTTGTGGCACATCTCTAAAAAATGCTAATGTAAATAATGCCATTAGATATATAAGTGTCATTGGTCTAATATTCTTACTTAGCCAACTATCACTTGTCATATCTAATGACATTCTTTTAGTTAGTTCTCGTTGTTCTTTATCATAATAGTCTTCTATTTGTTGTTTAATTAACATTTCGAGTTTTTTTCTTGCTTCTTCTTTTTCTTCTTCAGTTTTAAATTTATCACTTATAAAATCAAAAACTTTTGGAACCAATGTTGCAATCAATTCACCCACGATAATGCTCCATATCTAACAATATGATAAAATCTAACAGCTAAATACATACTATAAATAGTAAATTTATTACATCCAATATTTTTAAGACATTCTTTAAATTTTTTATCAGCTTCTTTGTATAATCCTTTATCACATAAATAATCATGAATTATTGCACAAGGAAGGTAATCAGTTTTATTAGGAGGAAATAAACACCAAAATATTCTTGGAACTGATGCACCATCAGTAATATAACCTTTAGGAATAGTAAAAGAACCAACATTAATTGGTTCTAACAATCTAAATTTATGTCCTTTCATTGGTTCTAACTTAACTTGTTTATAAGTTATCATACTATAATATCACCATCAATGCTTAATTTAGATATTTTTAATTCAATGTTTTCTAATTTATTATAAATATCATCTTCATTATGTTCTACAACTTCAATAATCTTTGCTTTATTAAAAAGTCCAATAGATGGATTATCAATTACAACTAAATATCTACCAGCTTCAGTTGGAGTAAAATCATTATATTGATAAATACCAGTATTACCAACTCTATCTAATTCAGAACCATCAACTATATCAAATTCAAGTTCAAATCTTGGAAATAAAAGATTATTATCAGTATCAACTTTTGCAACATAGAAGTAATTATCAGTATCTTTTACTCTTACAACATCACCAGGTTTAAAATTAGCTACAGTATTGTTATCATCAGTATCTTTAACTTTAACTCTATCAGAGCCTTTTGGAGTATCTCCATCAGCAGTACAATTGTTAGCTTCAACAGGTTTAATATATTCAACCATATCAGCATCTGTAACAATTTGAGAACCACCTTCTTTTACAATATTTAACCTAAATCCACTTGCACCATAGATATCTTTTTTTCCTAAATCAATTCCAATAGATTGAGTTTTTCCTACTACTAATTTACCCATAATAACTCCTTATATTAATATATCGCTATCATTAGCCTCATATAGCTCATTTATAACTTCAAATGTTTCTTTGATATTTAATCCAGTTAAACTATTTTTAATATGCACAATATATTTACCTTCTGTAAATATCATAAATATAGGACTCCAATAGAATGGATTATCGTCAATCCATTCACCTTCAATTTTAATTTCTTTAGTTGGTTCTAACAATGTAGAATAATAAATTTCAAAGTCATCTTTTGATGTTACAAATATTCCACCTTCTTTTACACCAAATCTTATTGGTTCTCCTATTTTAAACTTTTTCACAATGTTCCTTGATTTTGATTTCTTTTAATAGAACCAACTTCATCAAGTATTTTTGATAAATACATAACACCTTTTATTACTCTACCACCATTAGTCATATAACTATCTTCTATATCATAAAGTTTAGTAGCATAATCACAAAATACAATATATTCTTTTAATGTTCTTAAATCATATATATGTGCATACCAGATAAATACATAAGAACCATCATCATTTTTATTCTCATCTCTATTCTGAAAATCATTCATTATTCTTTTATATTTAACAATAAGATAATCAATTGTTTTATCAGAGTTTTTTCTGACCATTACTTTAAATTCTCTTAATGAAGCCAAATTATCTCCTTGTTAAATATAAAAGAGAGAAGAGAGTAGATTACTCTACTGCTCCATCTCCACTTGCAGTATCATCAGTTGGTTCTGGGAAAAGAACTTTATTAAAAGAATCTAATGCTACATTAAAATCAACAGCAATAATTTCATTTACATCATCTTTAGTGAAATAATTAGTAGCTAATTCAGCTTTTACTTCTGTAATAGCAGAAGTGTTTTTAGAAACATTAATTTCTAATGCACCAACTCTTTCTTTTAAATCTTCAATTTCAGCTTCAATAGCTTTTTTTACATCCTCAATACTTGCTTCAACAGTATCAACTCTTACATTAACACCATCAATTGCTTTTTGCAATAGTGTTGCTTTTGCTAATATTTCTTCAGGAGTAATAGTTCCATCTTCATTTTCATCAAATGCTTTAGCAAAAGCATCAGCCATTTCTTTAATTTTTTCAAGTTGCTCACCAAGACCTTCAATGTTTGAAAGGTTTTTAGTAATTTCTTCAACTAATTCTTCTTTTAAAACAGCTTCTCTGCCATCTACATATTTAACAAGACTTGTAGCTAATTGAGTACCAAAATTTTGTAAATCAGTGTTTAATTTATTTTTAATTTCTTCTACTGTAATTGCCATATTTAACTCCTTTTATTTTTTTTAAATGGCTTTTTATTTTATAAAAAGTAAAAATATATAAAATATGTAGTTTTAATTCTTTGAAATTATTTTTTTAACTTTTATACATTTTTTATTTAAATAAAAAACTTCTATTTTGTTAGAACCAATTGTTGGTCTAAAATTACCACATGTGATAGTATTATATGATTTTTCTACTTTATAATAATGTTTTTCATCTTTTCCAGTTGAATAATCATATATTTCTAAATACATATCATAGTCATTATTTTCTGTAACTTCAATATAATTTCTTTTAACATAATTGATAGTTAAAGTAATATTATTTTTATCACCAGATATAGAAACATATGTATCAGTATCATTTAATTCAAATTCACATATTTTTTTATTATTTGCAACAATGTATATATTGTAATTAATATAATCATCATTTGAATTAAAAGTTATTTTTCCATCAATAGTTGTTTCACATTTATTTTTTATATTAATTGTATATTCTGCAATTTTTTGTAGAAAATTTTTATCAATACATTTATCTTCGCTTTTAGGGATTTTTTTTATTAATTCTCTATCGCATTCTTCATTTGTTAATTTATTATATCTAACTAAATAAAAATAAAAATAATCACTATCTTCTTCTTTAATAATTTTTGTTTTAATGTTTTTATCTGTACATTTATTACATAATTTATCAATTATTTCTTTTGGAGAATACCAACCATCATCTAATACTGATGAACCTGTTACTTTAATTTTATCAAAGATACCACATATAAAACTACAACTAATACCAAGATTTGCCTTACTGCAACAATCAAGTGCTTTACTAAAATCTGATGGTATTTTTTTATTAACAATATTATATTGTGGAGAATTCTCTTTTAAACAACCATTTAATGATATACATAATTTTAGATTACTATATTTAATTTCATTTGGAATTCCACTTATACTTGAAATATTAGGATTTGTATAATCAAAAGATTTACAATCATCTAATGAGTCTAAATCACAATATATCTCAAATTTATTACAACAATCTTCACTTGAAATGCAATCACAAAATAAACCATACTTTTTACAACAATCTTCCATAGATTCACAATCACAAGCAATATTATATTTTTTACAACATTCTTCTATTGTTAAACAATTATATTCATTTTGAATATTTAATGGATTTGTATTAAAAGTATCAAGATAATAAGGTAAAACAAAAGATAAAGAATTACTAATTTGAGATATCGTTATTGTATAATCTTGTATATTAGTTTTTTTCCATATTGGAATATTAGATTCATTAATATTAGCCATATCAAAATCTATAATCATTTTAACCCTTTAAAAAATATATGGATTTTTATAATCTATTTGTTGATTGAAAATAAAATCATCATTTTCTATTGGTTCTATAAAATCAGAACCAACATACATTGGTTCAATTAAAGTTAATTGTGCTATACTATCAAGTAAATCATCGTGTTTAGCTTTAATTGCCTTGTTTGTAATAAAACTCATTTCATGTAATAACTCATCTACGAATTCTTTTATATAATCTTTTGGTATCCAAAATTTCATACTTTCTACTATTGGCTGAAAACTTTTAAATACATATAATTTATTTGTTCTTGAATTTTTTTTAAGCATTCTAACATTAAAAAAGATATTTCTTTTAAACATTTCATCTTCAATGAATGTTTTTAATGCTTGTTGAAATGCAACAGCTTCAATTACAACTTCATATGGTTTCCATCTAACATAAAACTCAAATATTTTATTTATTAATTCATTTGGTTTTATTCTTCCAAAATAACCATCTACCAAGAACCAATCTTTGTTTTGATTTATACCAATAACACTAATAGCAGTATAATCACTTCCTTCTTTTTCACTTATAGCTGGGTCAATACTTATATAATAAGTAAAGTTATAATATACTTGTTTCAATTGTTGTAGTTCAAATCTATTTATTTTTCCCAAGTCATAAAGCAAATCATCTTTTGGAATAATCTCAAGCATATATTCTTGAAAAAACGAACTTTCTTTACCAGAACTTTTAAGCATTTCATAATCTTTCATAAGCTCTTCGTATGGAAATCTATCTTCCCAAGCACCTACAAATTCATCCTTTTTGCAAGGGAATTTTTCAGCTATTGGTAACTTAACAAATTTCCATTCTTGGTTCTTTTCTAATTCAACTAATAAAGCATCTTCGTGTATAGGAGTACCTATAATAATAACTTCCCATTTATTTTTATTTACAGCTGGTAATACAGCATTGTAGAACCAATTTTTTAATTTATCAATACTTTCTTTTGTTACTTGCTTTTGTTCATTTTCAATATCATCAAGTATGATAATATTTGGTCTTTTACCTCTAATATTAATACCCCTAATTGCTTGTCCTGCACCTTTACCTCTAACATAAAATGTTTTATTTTTTTCTTTATTATAAATCCATATTTGAGGATTATCACCAAGAGTTATCTTTTTTACCTCTAAAAACTCTTTTAAATCAGTTTCAGTTATTAAATAATTTAAAGTATCTATTGTACCAGCTACCATTTCTACTGTTTCTTGTATTAAAAGAATATAATCAAAATCACCAAAATTAGGTTTATTTCCTTTAAAAATCCAATACAAAATATTGTATCTCATAAGAGTTGATTTACCAAAACCTCTAAAACATTCAACACCTTTTCTTTTATTTTTTGAATTTATATGGTCTATAAGTTGAAAATGAACTGGAGGAGTTTTATTTTCTTCTTCAAAAAACATTTTGAACCAACTGAAATATTCAATAGCTTGTTTAGTTGGTTTATAAGGCTTATTATATGGAGTTCTTTCAATTACCATTATCTAATACCTCTAAAACTTTATCAGCGCTCATACCATCTAATTTAGAACCAATCTCTTGCATTTTAGCTTCAATTCTATTAATTGAAATATTATTATTTTGAACATTTACATTAACTTCAAGTTCTTTAGCTAAATCTGTTGGTTTTCTTGTTTCTTGTAAAAATAATTTCATATATTCTATTTTATCTCTATCTTTTGTTTTAAATGACCTAATTTTTTCTAAAGCTAAATCTAATACTTCAATTCTTTCCATTGCATAACTAACATATAAACTTGCTTGTAAAGTAGCTACAAGTTTTTTATATATTTTGTATTCTTCAACTCTTTTAGCTTTAGTTTCAATAGTGGTTCTTGCCATATCATCTCTAACTCTATGTGGAAATGCTATCTTAAACGCTTCATATCTTGTTTTTTTAAAAACAAATCTTTGCCTGATATACACCATAGTTCTAATTACTTTTTCATAATTATTTGGGTCTATATTAAAATCTAACAATACTTGCTTAACCTCATCTTCATCTAATTGAGTTAAAATTCCACCTTGTGTAACACTATTTAAAATAGGCTTTAATCTTTCTTCATCAATATATATCATTACTCTATCCTTTTATTTTAAATAATCTTGCTTCAAATAAATCATTGTTGTTTAATAATTCTATCATATGTTCAGGAGTTCTTACAAATTCTTTTATTTGTGTAAAATCATCTTTTATATCAATAATATATTCTCTTGTATTAACAATTTCTTTAATTAATTCATAATAACCGAAATCGTCATAAATTGGTTCTAATTTCCATTCATCATTAGAACCAACAAACAACAAGCACCTACATTCAACAATACCACTTAATAATATCTCAATTAAGTATTCACTTTTTACCATAATAAGTCCATATTACATATTGTGGCTTTGATTCATCACAATCAACATGAATAAAATCTGGTCCAATTCCAATTCTATTAAAACCAGCTTGTAATAATGATACAACAATCATATATCTTTCAATAGAATTATTTATTCTTATATCACTTGCTAAACCTTTTGTATGAGAACTATCAGGAACACCACCAATTTCTTTATTGTGTTTTTCACATCTATAACCACTTGTAATAATAAAAGGTATTCCAGCTATTGTTCTTGCTAAATCAAGCATTGATAAAAAATTATCATTCATATATACTTTACCACAACAAGGACATTTAAATTCTTCAAGTTTAAAATACTTCATATTTAATACCTTAACAATAAATTTTTATCAATGATTATTATAATAAAGAAGAAAGAAAAATTAAAGAGGATATTTAGATTTGAATCCTAATTTTGCAGGGATATTAGTTTTAATTTTATTTTTAATATTTGGATTATAAATTTCTAATTCTCTTGGTTCTTTTTTGTAAAATGTTCCAAATTTTTTTAATGTTACTTTTTTACCATTTTTAACATTTTCTTTGATTTCATCAAGTATGAAATTAATTATATTTCTTGATAATGTTTTTGTTAGTCCAAAATGTTCAGATAGTTTGTTTGTTAAATCTGTTTTGTTCATTATTTCTCCTTTAATTGTTTTTTATGATTTTATCATAAAAATGGCATTATGTCAATAATATGTGTATAAAGAAACATATAATAATATTTTTATATAAAATTTTGTATTGTGGTTTTATACATACACCGCCAACAACAAAACCAGATACCCCCCATTGGTTCTAAAAAAGAATTCTTATGCTTTAGTGAAAAAAAAATAAAATGTAAGGAGATACGATGAGAAAATTTGCAATTATTTATGATTTAACCAATAGAGAATGGTATGGTTATGAAAAAAAAGAAAATGAAACAATTACTGAAAGCTATTTTGACTTTAAAGATATAAAAGATTTGGAGGAAAAGTTAAAAAAAGATGGATTAGAAGGATATGTTTTTTACGAAGAAGAAACAAAAAGAATAGAAGGTTTCGGATGGTTTGAGGATTAATTCCTCTTTTCTATTTGTTTCTTGAACAAAAACAACAACATTTTTTTTTTATAGCTTTTATGAAAGAAAATTAAAAAAAGGAGTTAAAATGGAAATTTTAACAATAATTACAGCAATAATATTTGCGCCAATTGCAATAAGATTTGTTGATAAAGCATATAAGTCTTTCAAGAAATCAGAATTATATAAAGATTTAGTTATTGACGAGGATTAATTCCTCTTTTTTTTCTTTTGTTCTTTCTTTTTTTCTCACAACAAACAAACAACAAAAAAACAAACAACAACAACTAACAAACAATAAACAGCTTTAGTGAAAATAAATAAAAACAAAGGAGAACCAATGCTTACAAAATTAATCAAAGAAATAGAAAAAATAGATATGAAAGAAAGAAAGTATTTTAATAGTGTTTCAGAAGTTGCAAGTAGGCTATCTCTTATAAGAGACGATAAATTGAAATTAGAATTAATACAACTAATTTCTATCCTTGAACAAAAACAACAAATAGCTTACGAGAATAGACAAAAAGACGATGAATAATCGTCTATTTTCTTTTTTTTTAGCTTTTATGAAAAAAAATAAGAACCAAAGGAGAAACAATGAGAAAACTAACATATACAATGGTTAAATCATTAAATAACAAAAAAGAATATTTTTATTTTAGTCTAAAAAAAGTCTTAGAAAAACAAGGAATAAAAGTTACAAAAAGATTATTAAAAAATCTTGGATATGAAGTATATCAAAAAACATATTATATACCATAATCTCTCTTTTTACTTTTTTTTACTCTTTTTTTTTCTTCTTATATATATGTATAAGAACCAACATGACAATACTACAATTTTTTTTATATAACATAACAATATTTGTACTACACTTTATTACTTTTTTATCGTTTTAGTTTCTATAAAAATATATAACTTTTTTTCTTTTTTGTAGTAGAGAACCAACTACAACCTTCATAAGGAACATTAGCTTTTGTGAAAAAAAAATAATAAGGAGAACCAATGAAAGAAGAAATTATGAGTTTTTTATATGAAGGTGGATTTAGTGCTATAAACATAGATAATTATGATTTTGAAACATCTATAGGTTCTTTTATAGTGAAAAACAACAAAGTTTATCTTGCTGGCGATAAAGTAACTTTTAAATTTTTCAATAATTCTTTAGTCCCTTTTATTGATAAAAACAAAAATAAATGGTTTTTAAAAGGTAAAGCAAGAAGACAAGCATTAACTTTAAAAGCACAATTATCTTATCCAAATGCAATTTTGTTAGATTCTATTTCAACAATAGAATTATTTTTCAACAAAGACCCAAAAAGATATATTGTAATGTATAAAGGTGAAGTTATACTAATTACTAAATCAAAAAAAGAAGCAATAGAAATGATAAACAAATATTATTCTTATGAATTTAAAGAAGAACCAAAGGTTGTAAAAACAGTATATTTGAATGAAGGAGATAATATATATCAAGGAGTTGAGGATTTTCAATCTCGTGAAGAAGAATTAACTGAAGCGTTAAATGTTGTTCTATCAATGAAGAATAGACAATTACTTGCTGATGAAATTGAATTATTAAAAGAATTACAAAGTGAAATTGCTAATTTAATTGGAGATATTGATTGTCCTTGTAATGAGGACAATTGATTTCTCTTTCTTTTTTTTTAATTTTAAATAAAAGGAGTAATATATGGAAAAGATAATTGAAAAATTATCAAAAAAAGTATTAAAAGAACAAAATTTAAACTTTGATTATGTTATTTCTATAACAGAACCAGATGAATATAATCTGGTATTTGTTTATTTAGAATGTAGTAAAAATGACAATTTTTATGAAGTTATTATTGTTATAAACAGTTATTTTAAACAAATTAAAAATTATTTTATAAAGGAAGTTAAATGTGGTTAATAGAAGCAATAATAGTAAAAAACAATAAAGAATTGAAAATT